TCCTGGAATTATTTGAAGAGCCGTCAGTCGGCACGGACGGCTTTCTTTTTCGTGAACAGCTTGCTATGGACCTGATGCTATCCGGCAACTGCTATATCGTTTTGCTTGGTGTTTCGGAAGCACCGACAAGTCTTATCCGCCTTCACCCTGATGAGGTGGAGATTCAGACCGACAGAAACGGTGTCAGCGGATACATCCATTCGTCCGGCGGCGAATCGGTCGTCTATCCGCCGGACCGGGTCATTCACGGGCGCGGTCCAAGTTATGCGGGCGGTCCTGAAGGTCTGTACGGCACGGGAATTATAGAGCCATTAAACATGGAAATAAACGCCGACATAAACGCCATGCGCCTTGCTTCAAACGCTTCAGCGAAAGGAAGACCGGACGTGCTTCTAAGCCCGAAAGATGAGACAGACGTTTGGGGCTATGAGAGAAGAAAGGATATCCTTGACCAGTACAACGGACTAAGCTCAGGCGGCGGCGCAATGGTCCTGTCGGGTCAGATTGACGTGACCGAATTGAAGCTGTCACCAAGAGACGTTGAATATGAAAAGGCGCGCGTGATGGCGCGGCAGAGCATTTCCGCCGTGGCGGGTGTGCCGCCGTCCGTGCTTGGATTGCCAAGTGCTAACTACGCAACAGCGCGCCAACAGGCGTTGAATTACTGGGACGTTCAGCAAAAGCGCGGGCGGCGGTTTGAAAACTTATTCACTAAAATCGCAAAACGATTTAATGACAGCTATTCAATACGCTTTGATTATTCGGACGTTGAAGCCCTACAGGATAAGCGTGACGCGCAGCTTTTGCGCATTCAGAATCACATAATGAACGGCATGCACCCTGCTGACGCTTATGCGTATGAAGGGCTTGCTGACGCGCCGATAGGACCGGACGCAGTTGCGGTTGAGCCGGAAGAAATAATTGAAGAGGCGTTGAGTTTTAACGCTTTTAAAAAAAAACTTTCATAGGTGATAAGCGCGCACAAATTTGGAATAATTTTATTGAGAAGCTGCACGGACCCGCCGAAAAAAACTTTCAACAGGCGATGGATAAATATTTTCAAGGCGCGTCTAAACGATATGCGGCAAGAATTAGAGCACAAAAAGGGTCCAAATCAATACCAGGTCAGGTTGAAAAAATCCTTGATTATCAATCTCTGATTGCCGTGTACGATGAGTTTGTTATTTTAATGGATTATTTCAAAGGTACACCGGACCGAATATCATCAACAGGGCGGCTGTTAAAAGGCACGCCGGGCGCATGGCAAGGTATCTGGAAAAGGGCAGGTTTATCATCACTAAGAAAGTTATTGCGGATGGCTAAGATGCCTGAACCGGACGATTTAGTCTGGGGTCAGCAGGAATTCGCAGACTATCAGATGGAACACGCCGTCACTCAAATCGCCGAGACCACCGGGAAACAAATCGGTGAGCGCGTTGAGGCAGGACTCCTTGAAGGGTCGTCGTTGGACGACATAGCAAAGCAAATCGTCGACTATGCGCCGACAGACAAGACGTTTGGATATTCAAGGGCTAAAACAATCGCAAGAACTGAGTCCACAAACGCAATTACAGGCGCGCATCTGCGGAGCTTTGAAGCGGCAAAGGATGATTTCGGAATCAAGCTAAAAAAGGCGTGGGTCGCAAACCGCGACGACAGGACAAGAGACGAACACCTTGACCTTGAGCTAAAATACGGCAGAGACAATCAAGCAATAGACACAACGGAGCCTTTCAAGGTATCGGGTTATTCCGGTCTTGGTCCGGGTAAATTCGGCGCGGCTGAGATGGATATCAACTGCCGTTGCACCGTTGTACCGGTTGTCATTACTTAAAGATTTTCGTGGCTCAAAAAAAACGAGCTTGTGATATTTTAAGCGGGTTCAGCCGGAAAGTTTGCTGAGATAGTCCTATCGCTATTTAGTCCAGTAACAGAAGAAGGCAAATCACGCAATTGTTGGCGATAGGTTACCCATTCTGCTTTTTTAGCGTCCGTCAGCGGCGCGTCCGGCAATTGAGTCCAGTCGGACTGCATAAGCTTTAAGTTTCTTGTGCTTCTTAGCTCGTTTAACAGCCATTCAAGTTTTCGGTCTTCAGACAAAACATAAGGCATTACGATACGCTCCAAACGATAGACGCGCCGGAAGCACCAGCGCCTTTCGGGAAAAGAATTTCAAGATCAATTAAACCATGGAAAGCAAGCTGACTTATGCCATTGCGCTCCCATTGCAATTTTGTTTCCCATCCGACGCGATAGACCCGAAAGCTGACAACTGAACCGTTTGTAAGATTTTGTAATTCAGCGCTAGAAGAAGCCGACGAACCGTCATACTGAACGTTGCCGACCACGAATCTACTACCGTTACCGGCACCGTTGACGTGCCCAACCATCATTAGTTTGTATGCGACAGCACCCCAAAAAGTTGAAGCTGACGGATCGTTTGTCGTGCCTTCCATGTACGGGCGGAACGTTACAATGTCTTGCCATCCTGATGCGGCTGTTGTAAAGCGCGCGGTTTTTGTCCACTTAAAATTTCGCCCTTTTTCATCAGCGTCGGTCAAACCGTAAGCGTATTGTTTAACGATGCCGTTTGTTTCGTAGTGTCCTGCGGTTGCGGTGCCAGTGATTGTTACGTCGTTCGGAAGACCGACTGTAACCGCAGCGCCAACCGTTGCGGCTTCAACTTCATTAGTCGTACCCGCAACAGATGTAATGCCGCCACCCGCGCCGGTCGTGACCGCAAGCCACGATGAGGTATATATATTCACTGCGGAAGTCGTCGTGTTGTAAATCAACATGCCCGCCGATGCGGTCAGCGCGTCTCGTTGGGTTGTCGTCATCCGTGACGGTAGAAACGCAGAAGCTGTCGACGATATTTCAAAAGCCGCATCTGTAGTCAGGGTGTCCGTGCCGATTGCGACCCTGCCACTTTCTCTGTAGATATCGTCACCGTCTTCCGTCCACAGGTTTTTAGCGGACCCGGATACAGGCACCGAACGTCCGATTGCCATTTCAAACCTCCCTGCGATAAGTTAGCGTGCTTTTGGTGACTGTCACGGAACCTGCATCAACTTTGTAAAACACATAATATGTTTCAGTTTCAGTGAAAACGTCCAAGTCAACGCCGAATACAGCCGCGCCAAGACTGACGGTGGTTATTCCGATTGCTATGTCCGTTTCTGTATCCGGAATCAGGATATCGTCACCGTTTGCGTCCAAGCAAATACGCATCGTCAATTTCGTTGCGCCCGATATGCTTGAGAGCTTGAGATATATGCCCTGAAAATTTCCGTAAAAAGTCTGCTGATAATTTGTGTCAACCGACAGCGTTGATTTCTTAGACGTGCTGAACGATGTTCCGATAGATGCGATTGCGTTTTCATCGTGTGCGTACAGAGTCCTTAAAGCGGTCATGATAATCCTTTTATGAAGCCTGAAGCCTACCCGATAGGCTATTCATTTGGGTTTGAAGACGAACGATTGACGTGCCGTTTTGCGATACGTTTGCTTTAATTTCTTTCAGGATGTTTTCCACCTCCTGACGCTGCGTCCTGGTCTCAGCCCTTTCGTCTGCGTACACCGCAATCTGTTTCTGACGCTCATCAGCAAAGTTTTTTATTTGGTTGTCGTATTTTTCAACAACATGACGATATCGGTCGCGGATTTTTTCCTGCTCATCGCTATTGCTGACCCTCATCGTGTCAATGCGCTCTTCATATCGCGCCTGAATCGCATCGGCGCGCGTCTGGTCCTTTGCCTTGCTCCAAATCATGTAGATTAAAAAGACACCGGCAATCCCGTAATCAATCAGAGCGTTTATCATTGGTTCCATACCTTAGTTAATAAACTTTTTTTTACTAAATTGCTATTTTTTTTGTACTTAGAGTAGACGAACCGCGAAAAGCAACATATTATATAGGTGTACCCAAACAACAACCGGAGAAAAAAAAATGTCTTATCGAATCGGAAAAAACTTTTGGCTGTCAAATAAAAGATTTATTGAACTCGCTTTAGAGTGCGAAGAATATTTAATCAGAAAAATAGATTATCGAGGTCGAAAATTAGAAAAATCTTATAAGATATTAAACGAAATTCACAAAGATTGGTTTTCAGAAATGACCAAAGACGAATTTTACGCAAAATATGTCAAACCTGCGGAAAACAACGAAAAAGGATACGACGACTTTTCAAAAATGTTTGGTATTGAAGAATTAGAAGAAGCTCTTGACGAAGTGAATTATCAATATCAAGAACGTGGAAGAAACGAATACGATTTAGAAAAAACAAGCCGCGCATATCTTAAAGCTTTGTTGGGTGAAAAACCTGAAGCTTTTGAAATGCAGCCGACTTTCGATTATTCCAAGAAAAAAGGAACGCTTTACGCGAAAGCATCCTGAATTTCCGGCGCGCCCGCTGAGAAGGACGACCCCGACGGGTCGTCCTTTTTTATTGGTGTCTGAGCCACCGATACAGAAAGCTCACCTGGTATCTCAGAGCGTCAAGCCCGTGGTCATCTCGCTTGACGGGTGCGTCCTTGCCGGTCTTTTCAGCCCACCGATACAGCCGGAATTCCTTGAGAAGTTGTTTGCAATTATCGTGGATAACAAGGTGCGGTTTGCCTTCAGCGTCAAGCGCAAGACGCTCTTTCACCAGGTTAATCGTCTCAGCAACCCCCATCCATTTCGGCGCGATACGGGTTTGTATGTCGCAGTTGCGGGCTAAAATCAGCCGCCCGTCTTTGCTTTCCGGGTCAGCGACGGTCCACCGGACAGGGAAATACTTTTTAAACCGTTTGCGGATTTCAAGACCGTTTTGAAGAGTCGTATGTTCCGTCCTGTAGAACTCATCAATTACGTGCAGCGTATCGTCAGACGGGTCCCAAGCTGTCACTAGACAGGCAAACGGATTTTTTACACCGAAGTCAATACTCATATCGCGCGGCCATTCACGGGGCAGAGCGTGAGATTTAACTACGTGGATGTCAGGAGATAGTTCAGGATATACCAAACCCTGCTGATTAGTGAAATCACCGTACAGGCGGCTTGCTCTGGACTCATCCGACATGTGCCTAACCGCTCTCGACAGCTTGACGCTTGAAATCCACGGATTGTCCAGGCCTGAGATATTGTGCCGGACGTATCCGTCTATAGGCTTATCAATGAAAAGGTCGTACACCCAAGTAAGTCCTTTGAGCGGTGTCATCGTTAACATTAGTTTGCCCTTGCTGTCAACGACCCGCATGAGGCATTCCTCAAAGACCGCTTGAGGGTGCTCCTCATCAAGCCAAATGAGACTGATATCACCGCCCGCACCCTGATATTTTTCACGTCCGGAGTCTGCCGACATTGATATAATTTTGCCGCCGTTCGGAAGTACAAGCTGAGACCGTCCTGCGCCGCGCCAGTTATTTTCTTTGGTGGTCTCAGGCACGAATTTAGACAATTTAGGCCGCACGTAGGAGATAGCATCAGCATAGCTCAGTGCTGAAGCCCAGACCGTAGACGGCTCAGAAGGTATTAAATTATTAGGTATGTTATTCAGGTCCATCCATTCTTTAACAAACGGCGCGGACGACCCGGCGGCAAACGCAACGGCAATCATCGCGCCCACCTCAGTCTTGCCTGCCCTGTTGCCGCCCGAGATTAACGTTGCTTCTCTGCCAAGCTTGTGAATAGGCTCAACCTGACTGGTCCTTTCTTCCGTGATGTCGCAGGTCTCGCAACGCCAAACGCCCGCCGATATTCGGTCCATAGGTTTGCCGCATCCGCGCGCCCGTTTGGAGCGTTTGCCGAGACCGTCAAAACGGTGGCAGTGCGGGCTCCACAATTTAGCAACCGCAAGCGGGTATCCTTTGGCGAGAGCGACAAGCCGCTGACGCTTTCGCAGGATATCAACTAAGTCTCTTTTATTCAGCTTTTCTTGCAAGGGCTGACCTGACAAATGCGTCAACGGCGGACTGACCGCCAAGATAAAGAGCTTGCGCCACGCCTGAAGTGTAGACCATAGCTGTTAACACGGACGGGTCAACGCTCCGATTAATGCCCAGGCCTATTAGGATTAACCAGCACAGATTCCAAATCATCGCGGCCAAGAACTTTTTACTTTGTAGCGGTGTCCTTGACAAGATGCCATCTTTGCGTGCCATATCGCAACCTCCATGTTTCAATTGCTATTTCTCTGATTATCTGTTCATATTCTAAGCTATTATTTTCTTTCAATTTTAGACATTTTAAATCGGATTCAGTTTGACATCGAACGAATTTCAAGTGGGTTAAGAAACCTATTTGGTGGGAGGCTATTTCCATTTGATTTATATGGATGAGACTTTTATTTCTTAACGCTTCAACGTGTTCACTTTTGCGATCTGGATTGCAATTCTGAGCCGCCATTTATTCTTCATCCAGGTCTATACTGGGACCGGTTAACTGTTGAACCAGATTATCGGAATCCTTAATCCTTTGAATTAGAATTTTCACATTAAGGTGTTCGGGGTCAACGCTTATCGGCGTATCGGTCGACCCCGGCACAACCGTAAAATCAAACCGCCGTTCAAGCCGCCACGCCGCCGCCCGCCAGTCTGTTTCCGAAGCTCTGGTGATGATAGACAGGTCTCTGACGGCGCACATGCCTTCTGACCTTTTTACCCGGTCGTGAAACTCTTTAAACAATCCGCTTTTCGCTTCACGTCCTTTCGCCATCCAAGCGAACACCGTTGAGACGTGAAGATTAGCGACCTGCGCAGCAATTTTAAACGTTGCGCCCACCTCCATAGACTTGCAAATCAGGTCCATTCTCTCACGGTCAAGCTTTGTCGGTCGTGCCATTATTCCTTCTTAGCTATCGCATAGCAATTCGGTGTCTCCCACAATTTAACGGATAAAACTTGAATATTATGTGGCTTTAAAAGTGCGTTGCTGATGAGCAAAAGATATTCAGCCATATTTTCAGCAGTAGGATTGCAATCCATAACAAAGTATTTCCAGCCCTGATTTTTGCATAGCTCTATGATTTTAATATCTTCTTTGTTGATGATTGAACCGTGGTCCCATTTATCGTCAATCCAACCTCCTACAAGCGATTTTAAGACGCTGAAGTCAATGACCCTTCCTAACCTGTCGAGGTTAGTGGCAAACGCCTGTATTTCAGCCGTGTATCGGTGCCCATGCAGGTTTTTGCATTTGCTCTCATGATTCATTACACGGTGAGCGGAATCAAAACCGATTTTGCGGCTGCAAGTTATTTTTGGCATGAAAACTCCTGTAAATATTTTGGGAAATATTCCCTGATAACTTCCTGATATAAATCAATTTCACCAAGCGCCTGAAAGTATTTCGTTTGAAAACTGTTTTCGATGTATTGCCCCCAATAAAGCATTGAGCGGATATTAGCTTTGCGGCGTAAGGTCGTATTTTCTGGACTGAAAACCTCTTCATTTAATACCGTTATTGGCGGAATTCGATAAAAGTTCAAAACCTTCATTTGAGAGCTATTAAGACGCTTTTTGCCGCGCCTTCCAAACCAATACATTTTTCCGTTGAAAAACAACCGCATCTGTGCCCATGCGTTTATAACACCGCTGGCGCTGCTATCGCTTGAAAACGGGCGGATTGCCTGAAGCATCGAGGTTCTGCCGACTCCTAATAAATGAAAGTTTTTTTTCTTCTTTTTTAGATGTCTTGATAATGCAAAAACATAATCTCTTGTGTCACGATGTTTATCCAACCCGCCAATACAAATCAGGTCTGTTTTTTCGCACATTTTATCGAGACGTTTTTGCCGCTCTTTTGCTGTTATTCCGACTTGCCTGGTGAACACTGGAACTGGCTTGAGTCCTGCTGCCAACATCTTTTGATAATTGTGCTCAGACTGGTCAGCGTCACCTATTACATCAAGATTGATGTAGTTCCAAAAAAGGTGGCTGTTGTGTTTTAAAAAATAGATGTAATCATCTATTGTTATCTTAATTTTGCCGTTGCTATTGTGTACTGAATATGCGCCGGAATCCAGGAATATATCAGAATGCTTTGATTTTAATAAAGGGCTTTTTTTAAGCTTATTATCCCAATATGCGTATGAAATTAAAACGTTTAATTTTTTCATCCTTCAATTATTTCAACACCTTCAAAACCATCAATGAATGTTTGAAGAGAGGCTTTGAAGTTTTCATATATTTCAACCGAAATTTTTAATTTTAAACTCTTATTGTAATTGTCATTTATCCCTGATTCGCCTTCTGAGAATTCAGGTGCCAGGTCTTCCCATTTTGTCGGATTTAAAAGGCTGTCTATTTCGAATTTATTGAAGCCCATATCCTCAAGATTAAACTCTTTCAGATGAAGGTCTTCCAATATTTCTTTCAGGATGCTGTCATCCCATGTCGCTAATTCACCGAGCTTGTTATCTGCGATTGCATACGCTGCTGAGTCATCATTATTCATGTCCGCATAGATGACTGGTACGAATTGAAGCCCAAGCTTTTCGGCTGCCTTAAATCGGGTATGCCCTGCGATAATTTTATTGGATGATTTTTGGACAATAATGGGATTCCTAAATTGAAACTTTTTTATTGAAACCATCACTTGCTGGACTGCGTGGTCATTTATCCGTGGGTTATTTTTCCAGGGCTTTAAACTTCCGATTTCAACCCATTCTCCTATTGGCTCGTCATTCATAATTCCTCGCATAAAAATCTTTCTATCTCTTTGCCCTCTCTATTTCTCTTTGTTCCTAATGAAGAAAAACAGACCTTTTTACAATACTCAACTTTTGTTTTTTCGTTTTGAAATATATCGAAAGCATAGATGTCTTTTGTTCCGATTTTATTAATCCGAAAGGCAATAGCGTTTCGGACGCAGGGTTTGCATTTTCCACATTGGACTGGATGCCCCTGATAGCAACTGTATACGTTTTTAAGATACTCTACATTGCCACCATCATTAATATACGCAGCTATAATTTCAGCCTTTGTAAGGTGGATGAATGGTGCGTGTACCTTCATCGGTTTGCCCATTGAATAGCTGATGGTCCGCGAAAGCAAATCAAAGAATATTGTATCTTTATCTTTCGACCCGTCACCCGCTGTTGCACCAAGGATAATCTCTTCACCCCAGAATGCTCCTTCAAGGATGAAGAATAAATTACGGTTCTCAATTATTGCGTTTTGTTGCTCGAGATAACCCATGTCCTTAGTACGAACGATCTTCAACTTTTCGGATAGATTCGAAGTTTCAGCAAGTTGTTTTATATTCTCAATCTCAATCTTTGAATACTTCGACCCATTGTCAAGGTATAGCAGAATGTCGGGCGTACAAAGATATGAATAACAGAAACTGTCAAGCCCTCCCGAAAATAGCAGAACCTTGTTCACTTTTGCATTCTGGATTGCAATTTTGCGCGCGTTTTTAGTCATTTCTTAATTTTAAAAACTCCATTCTAACTTCAGCGTTTTCTCTGAAAACGCCAAGCATCGCAGATGTCGTCATTTTAGCTGATGTTTTATGGATGCCACGGGTGCTGATGCAAAGGTGTTGACCCTCAACAATAACAGCTACGCCGCGCGGACTTAAAACGTCATTAATTGTATTCGCAATCTGAGCGGTCATGACCTCTTGAATCTGAAACCGTTTTGCGAACGCATCGACAACCCTGGCTAGCTTTGAAATCCCAACGACCCTGTCGTTTGGAAGATAGCCGATATGGACTTTGCCGATTATTGGCACCATGTGGTGCTCGCAATGTGATTCGAATCGGATATCTTTGAGGATTATTATATTATCATATCCTTCAATCTCTGAAAAAGTCCTTTCTAAAATCTCTTTTGGGTCTTGTTTATATCCTGCGAACCATTCAGAATAAGCACGAATGACCCGGTCCGGCGTATCTATAAGCCCTTCACGCTCTGGGTCGTCTCCTGCGTATTTTAGAAGGGTTCTGACGGCTTCTTCCGCTTCATCTTGAGTCGGTTTCATGGTAGTCCTAATAGCTTGTGAGTCTGGATTGATACCTTCCAGCCGTCTTCCGTCGCACGGCTAATTGTGCTGGATACATTATCGCAATCCGGTCCTTCATCTTTTGGCTGAAGATAGTGGTGATTGAACTTCCACTTTCTTAAATCGGTTAATTTAAACTCCGTGGGATAGATGACTTTTAAGTCCTCACCCGTCCTGACTTTGACGTGTTCATAATCGTCTAATTTGCCTTTTAGCGGTTTAGGGCTGACGGTGACATGTCCGTTTGAAAACCGATTTAAAAGCTTGATGACAGGTCCATTTACAGTTCCATTCGTCTCAAGCGCAACCTTAAATCCGCCCGTCAATAGCTCTTCTACAAACTTATATCCTTCAGGGTTTTTAAGTTGCAGCATGGGTTCACCGCCCGTCAATACAACTAAAGGCAAAATTTCATAGCTCGTTTTTTTTGCGGCATTTTTCTTTATCTCTTTAACCAGGTCTTTTGTCGAATATGCGGTGCCTTTTGCGAAGAAGGTGTCACACCACATCGAACATACACCGGACCCTTTGAGACGGCTGTTTTTATTACCGTTCCACAAGTTACAACCTGCAAACCGAACAAATATAGCGGGCTCACCTGTTCTGGAGCCTTCACCCTGTAGCGTTTTGAATATTTCGACAATGGCAAATTTCATAAAACGTTTATCATGTCGGTGACGTTAAACGTGGGAAAGACGGCGGACTTTTTTCGGCTGTATTTCCGCATTATCTTTTCGATACGGGCTGACCTTGTTTTCAGACAGGCAACGTTAAGAACGATTTCAGACCACGAAAGCTTTGCGATTTCAGAAGGCAGCGTGCCGTAATTTTTTGCGATGATGTCGAGCATGTGCAGATAGTCCTGGTCATGTACGAAAGGAGGCAATTCTGTCTGCAGCCTCCTTATGTCCTTCCAAGGCTTTGTTAAGGATGGTTTCACGGTCTTCAGACGTGAAAACTCCAACCCATAGTTTGTTTTCTTCCGAATTCTGCTGCTCTTCAGCGTTGACAATTCGCACATTTTCCCATGTTTCACCGCCGTCCATCGAGGCGCGGCGAATTACTTTGCAGATGATCAGGTCGTTTGATTCACCGAGCTTAGCCATCTGCTCAGGTCTGATTGTGTCGGCAATGCGCAAAAGCTCTTTCATGCGCTCTTCTTCCGTCTTTGCTTCCTGAATTTTCAAGAGGTCTTTCGGCGGCGCAAGGGCAGCGACAATTAACCCGCTCGCCATGCCTGCGTTTTCAGCTTCTGTTACCGACAGTATGCGCCCTTCAAGGTGTAGTTTGCCTTTGAAGACCGCCACCTGGAACCTGCTGGTGGCAGTGAAGTCTTTTAAGTTCATTTGTCCGTCCAAGGAGTATTTAAAAGCGGACGGAAATAATGAGAACTTCCGCCCGCCTTACAACAACAACGAAGAATGAATCTTCATCGTTTTTAGATTATCATTAAAAAAAGAAACGTGCAAAAAACTACTACGCAAACGTCTGCGTCTTGCCGTAAAATATACATTTTTTTTCTCCGTTGTTTGATTTAATTTAGCGATACCGCTGATATCGTCTTAATATAGTATTTAGCCCGACGGAAGTTTTTTTTCGGGCTTCACAACAACAACCGTAAGAGGAAAATACTTTGTTAGAAAATACGGATATATATAATACTAGTATATTAGAATTAATTAATTTAATTATAAATCAATATAACTTCGATAAACCGCGACCCACTATTCTTAAAAAATGGGTCGTTAACCTGGACAATCCAAACGGTCTTGACGTAGTTTCGGAATTGAAGAAAATTGATATCTGGTTAGGCGAAAAGCCGGTCAGAGCTAAAAAGTGGAAACGGGATTGGCGCAAAAGGATTCAGGGATGGCTGACACGGACTATCAGACCGTCTGACGGCGAGGAATACACCAAAAAGCCGTATAAACGGTTTGATGGCGTATTCGCTCAGCCCGTTCAGGAAGACGTGAAAAACAAGGCGTTTGAGCCGTTTATACACGTCTGCAATAATTGGTGCCCGGCACCGTGCTGGATGCGAGATTTAACCCTTAAACACGCAAACGGGGTGACGAATGTTTGAAATTGACGAGACCGTCAAGGTCAGAATTCCCGTATCGAATCTTTGGTTCAACGCTTTTATCCGCGAAATAAAAGAAGGCGGTTATCTAGTTGAAACCTATTTCCAAATTCAGGGTCAGGGCTTCTGGGAAGTCGACGAAACCAATATCAAAAAGGTGCCGGAAGTGAGGACCAGGGCACCGAACGTTTCAACCCGGTTTCAGAATAAGCTGAGAGAAATAATTACAAAAACAACAACGGAGAAATGAAAATGAAAAAGCGAGCGATACGACCGAAACTGAACGAATGCAGTCTATTAGATTTAAAGAGATGGTTTGCGGATTATTTCAAGCTCATGAATTGCGATGTTAAGCCCATCACGGATTTAGCTCTTGTTGCTATCCGATGGCTGGACCAGGGCAACGTGATTGATTATCCGGACGTTGACGTTGTAAAACAAAAACCCTTTTCTATTGGGGATGTTGAAGACGCTATCAGGTTGCGGCGGCGCAATATAGAGCACGTCATAGAACTAAATAACGACAGAATGCGCCGGGTAAATAAACCGATGCCGAAACGCGTCACGCGCGACAGAGTTAAATACATCCTGTTTTGGATGGTTCACTGCGGCATTTTGGACGTTGCGACGCGCTGCCATAACGATACCGGACAGTGGAGCCGATACGACAACGTCAACCCGGGCAAGAGGCGCCCGTCTTATGTGTTCTGGTTGCGCGAGGTGCCTAACCGGTTCACCCTACACCCAAGGCGGGTCTATCGAATTCTGTGGAACATCAACGACCCGCATGAATACAACCCGAGCAAACCGTTCAGCCTGAAGCCGTTCAGCCTGAAGCCTGTGCGGATTGTTCCGCCTTCGTTCAACGGTGATGATTTACTACCGGACCTGCCTGAAGCTCCAGAATTCGGAATGACCGCTGAGGATTGCAATCTAGAATACGAAAGTGAACAACAAAAAAAACGTCATCCGGAAAAAATTACGCACCCTTATTGCGTAAAACCACCGAGGGTTTATAGCTCTTACAAAGGCAAAATTCGGTCGTCACGTCCTGTTCAGCCGTCACTCTTTAACGGTAACAAGCACACCCTGGACACGCTCAAATCCGAGCTTGAGATGAAGGACGCGCGCGCGGTTGCGGAATGTAACAAAGCAATCCGTAAATTCAACAATGCACATCGCTCTGCGGTTTATGAAGACGGCAAATTATTTGTTGCGATGAGACTAACAAGAGAACAGGCAATGGTTTTTTTCCGGGTCGCACCGCACTGGCTCATAAAATAAGGAGGCATCATGACCGAATTCGACGGCTACAAAATACTTTTCGAACACGTTGAAAATCATCCGGATTCACACACCCTGATTGCGGCTCTCAATACGTTGCGTGCCGCTTCAGGATGCGTTGACTGCGCCATTAAACACGGCGCGGTCCTTAACATGAGAGCGAAATTGCGAAAACGAGACAAAACAATCCGCAAGGTGAAGGCTCAACTGAAGCTCCTTCAGATGCCCAGACCGCACCGAAAAATTTACACCTTGCCGGAAGTCGTCGACGACGACGAAAAGACAGACGTGGACGACCTGAGCGAAGCAATCAACAACGGCGTATTTGCGCCATGGAGACACTAAGATGATGAAAACAGTATGCAGACATTGCGGAAAACAAACGAGCGTTAAACGCAATATCAGTCTTAAAAAACTAAAATGTAAGCATTGCAAAAACGACCCGATAAGGACCGTAGGAAGGCTGACCGGCAACGGATATTTCCTATGCGATTGCGGGTCCGTATTGAGTCCGGAATCAAAATTTGGATGGACCATTATCAACTGTCCTTCTTGCGGGTCTCAAACTAAACACCCTGCGTTAACTCACCAAGGCGGACTGCCGGACAGAGGCGTAAAATATCCTGAGATGCTGACAATAAAATGTAGCGCAGAGACAAAGACGGCAATCAAAGCCCTAGTTAAGAAATTTCAGACTACGCAGGGTGCCGTCACGCGACACCTTCTGAATATTTCGTTAGACCATCTGGTTTAATCGAGCTATATCCTATGAAGGGGATAAATTTCTCCTTCAACAACAACAACACACGGAGAATGAAAATGGAAAAAGTAGAACAAAAAAACGTCTTCAAGCGAATATCGCTTGTCATGAAAGAGGTTGGCATAGTCGAAAAAACCGGCAAGGTTAATTTCGGCGGCGGATACACCTATGCGAGCGATTACGACCTGCTTAAAAAGGTGAACCCGGCGATGGTTAAAGCCGGTCTGGTCATGTATCCCGTTAAAATAAAAATGCTGAATAAATCGGTCAGGGACTATTGCTCAAATTTAAACGGTCTGGTCACCCTGCAAATTACTTATCGCGTCGCTTGCACGGACAACGCCAGTTATGTCGATATCGTTTCAATCGGTCAGGGCGTTGACCGGCAGGATAAGGCTTTCGCAAAGGCGCAGACTATGTGCCTCAAATACGCATTGAGACAACTCATCCTTATACCGACAGGCGATGACCCTGACGATATCAAAGACGACCCTTCTGCGGACGTTTCTGATGACGTTAAACGCATTATCCTGAAATCATCCTTTTGCGATAATAAAGAAATTCGCAAATTGGGTGGCGCGAAAATGGAGTGGGACCGGTCCGGAGACAAAGACCGATTCCTTCACTGGTGGGTTGAAGACACGCCCGTAAACAGGGCAAAATTCAAGGCGTTTATTCCGGAGGCCGCAAAGATGATTGACAAGATGAAAGCTTGGGCAGAGGCGCATTACCACGGGTTTGAGGCTATGGATGATTTCTGCGTTCAAACGTCAAAATCAAAGTCGTCACCGACGACCTGGACTGATGAAACAATCGCCAATTTCATGGAGCAAATGGATATCGGCAACGGTATACGGACCGCATACAACACTTGGTACGGCAATCGATACGAGCAAGACGAGATAGCTTCACACAACAGCGTGGTGCCGTTTTAAACCAGGACAGCTTTGGACGGACGGCAACGACACACTGCCCTGGGAGTCGTTGCCGTTTTTCTGTTTTTAACTCTCTTGGACCCGCCGCGCCAAAAGATGATAACATAACAACAAACGGGGTCACCTATGGCAGCAAAAATAGTTGAATATGCGTACGAGGTCAAAACTAAACAGGCGCGGCAAGCTTTAAAAGATACCGGCGCTGCGGCGACACAGGCCGCAACGAGCATTGAGGCAGCGCAAAACAAGACTGTTGCGGCAACAGAGCGGTCAACTAACGCAGTTAGAAACAGCGCAAAAGAATGGCGGGCGTTTCGGAAAGAGGGCGCGAATATTGACCGTTTGACGGGCGAATTAGCTGGTGGTTTGAGTCTTTTATCACCCAGTCTCGGTGCGATGGCAACCGCCGCATCACTGGCGGGTGGCGCGGTTGAGGCTCTAGGGCGCGCAATGTCGGTTGTAAACGTACGAATGCTTGCGGGCGTGGCGGCGTTCGGTGTAATTGTTGGAGCTTACAAGATGATCAGCGGCGCAACTAAAGAAGCCGAAAAAGAAGCAAAGAGGCACGCCAAACAGCTAGATGAACTTGATACCGCCGCAACCGCCGCAAGCGCGTCTCTTTATGATTTAGCCGCCGCAAATGAAGAACTCAAGGACAGTGAAGCGGACCAAGAGCAAGTCATCCAAAAGCTGATTGAAAAAAGATACGAGCTTCTTGGTTTAGCGGATGAAGAAGACCTGAAAATGATTGAACGAGACCGCAAGACGAGGGCTTTTGCTAAAAAGCAGATTTCAATCGCTCAAGACGTAAAGTCGAATTTGCAGAAAATAAACACCGCACTTTTCAAAAAAATGAATGCCGTTAAGAAGCACATGGACTTAATTAAAAAAGACGGCAAGGTCCAAGGCGACACCGTTAAAATCCTTGACCAGCTACAGCAAAGGTGGAAGAAGTTATCAACGGAACAGGGCGCAAATCAAACCGTTTTGGAACAGGTTAAATCCACAATTAATTCCTTTGAGACGGACGGTGTCAGCGGCTTTGGAAATATCGCAGACTCTGTCGGACGTTTTGAGGCTGAACTCAGGCTGCTCGACAAGACCATGGCGCAGGTGGCTGCTGGTGAAATACCCGGCGCGCCCAAAAAGCGCAGCGGCGGCGGCGGGTCAAGAAGAAAAAAGCGGGCAGCAGAAGTGGAAAAATCGGCAACTTCAATTGAGGAACGGTTGGAGGACACCTATGATGTAATTAGCGATTTAGCTGACGAAGCTCACGGACAAATAGAAGAGGCGTTGAAGCTACAACTAAGGCGATTGCAAATTGAAGAACAAAGCATTTCCAATCGCGCAAAAATAAATGAAGGTATCGTAGAAGGCGTTGACTTAACGCGAATGACGGCGATTAACGAAGAGCGCGCGTCGATACAATTACAGTTAAAAAACGAAGAGATGAGACTATATAAACGCTCATTGACGGAGACCTTAGACAAACAAAAAGAAAGCATCGAGGCGGCAAGAGAGGAATTAAAAACAGCGAAGAAAAACCGCGCCGGTAAAAAGAAAATTTCAGACATGGAATTGGAAATAGCCACGATGACGAAAATGCGTGCAGGGATGGAAAGGCGCGTCAATATATTGATTGAAAAACAGGCTGCGTTGATAGACGAAAAAGTCGTTGTGAGTTTATTGAAAGCCGCGAAAGCAACGAAAGAGGTGGGTGTCAAAACTAATGATGGCAACCGCGACATAGAGCGACTTAGCGGTTCAATAAAAATCCTTGAAAAACAATTTCTTGGAGTTAGCAAAGACCCGTTTGTAAAATTAGCGGACAGCACTGAAAAAATCAGGGAACAAATCCAAAAAATTAAGGATACAGAACCTTTCGGCGAATCTTTGAAGAATCTGAACTCGATGGAGAAAACGCTGAAGAGTTTAGAAAAAAAGGCGAGATTAAAAATTGAAGCCGACATCAAGATAAATAAAATAAAAGGTTTCTTGTCTCAGTTACAAAGAGGACTTGGCGCGCTTTTAAATCCCGGCGAATTAGTTAAGCTAATGAGCACCGGCATCGGGTCTATGTTTGGCGGTATAGGAGGTGAGATTGGCAGTGCAATCGGCGGCCTTATCGGCGGAATTGCGGAGCTTGGGAAGAAATCACCGGAAGAAATCAAGGCGGAATTTGAAAATTTCATTATCGCTTTTCGCAAAGGGATTGATTATTTGCCGATGATTTTTGAGGAGATATTGCCACCGTTCGTTGCGGCTATTGCTAAATTGATACCGGTCCTTGTTACTGAAATCATTGTCGGTATCACAAGAGGTTTTGCCGCCGTTCTTTCGGGTGCTGTTAGGCTCATCGTCAAAGCGATTGAAATGGGACCGGCAAATATCGTCAAAGCGATTGGCGGGTGGTTTGCTCGAAAATGGGATGAACTAATAGCCATGATTAACCGCTTTTTTGACGCTGTATTTAGTCCGTTCAGCGGCGGTGACGAAGAAGAAATGCGTTCAGGCGGGCGGGTGTCGGCGCGTTCAGGTATCAGTATGACGGGCGGCGCGTTTGGCTCTTCCACACTTGCGCGGTTACATCCGGGTGAGTTTGTTGTGCCTCAGTCCGGAATGAAGCCTCAAGCCGTTGAACGCACAATTGACAGCATGGGCAGCGGCGGCGGTTTGAATTTAGTTATCAATTCGGCAGTCACTGAGCGGTCTGCGATTGACGAGCTTGTCCGCAAAATCGAAAATAAATACAGAACGTTCGGAACGTCAAAATCACCGTTATTCGCGAGTTAAACAAAATGGGAAATGCAGCCTTTTATTTTTACCCTGAACCCAACGGCAATCAACTGATAACAATAGACCTGGATGAAGGTCTGAGCGAGATGTTTTCAGACTTTGAGTGGGACAGCAACACTACCGTGTCTATTGCCGGAAAACAGGCGCGGTCCAACGGGATGACGCGCGAAATAGTAACGATTCAGCGCGACAGAATGACGGGCGGTGAGGACGTGGGGCACAAGCTTATGGCACTTCAGAATCACCTTGACAGGGGTCACGCCGTTATGTTCACTGCCGACACAAGCAAGACGTGGTTTGCGCCGGTTAAAACAACGCCGACAGGCGGCGACACGAGCGTTGAAGTGTACGATAATCCGTTCAGAAATTTAACCGGCAATCAAATACCCGCCGCAGACGATTATGTCGTGGTGGAGACGATGGGACCCGGCATGGTCCAGGAAATAAAAAAGTTAACAAGCGTGTCCGGATTATCGAGCACCCTTGGCGGAAATTTTGCGTGCGATGCAATGAACTTTAGTTTCAAACGGCTGTCCTTTGCGCGGTGGTATCGGTCGTTTGCGTGTCTCAGGAGACCGCAAAGCGATGTCGGCAAATCAATCGTCACGAATGAGCACGGGCTGTTATGGTCACTCAACGTCAGCCTGGTTCACGATACGTTTACGCTATTTTCATATCACCCTGAGCGCGGGCGGATTACAAACGAATGGAGGACAAGCGTGGTGCCCAGAGACGTTCAATTTGAACTGGAACTAATTGATACCAGTGCCGGTCCTAAT